ACCAATGATCTGGTTACTGCTTGGCGTGTACCGCCAAACGCTTTAGCAGCAGTTGCTCTTGCACCTTCAGCAGATATTTGACCTTGACGAGCACGCTCAATATCTCCAAGAGTTCCTTGGATAACTTGTTGCTCGTAAGGGTTCATGTAACGCTGAACCATGCCAAGGTTGTACTCGCTCATCGGTGCAAACTGTCTAGTGCCTAAGCCAGCAGCCGTTGCTCTGGCTTCCTCTAGGTTGCGTAGATATGCAGCCTTGACATCTGGGTCAATGCTAGTCGTTGCGGTGCTTGATGATGGAGTGCTACCACCGAGAGCCTTAGCAGCCAAACCAGCACCAGCCAATGCTAAAGGTGCGTTAGCAGAAGCCCAATCCATTGCGCCACCAATTAAACCCTTAGACGCTGCTTGCTCTTTAGCTATCATTTCAAGTGTCTGCTGTGGAGTCATATTTGCAGCATTAACAACACTATTAGCATTGGATACTGCACTTACTTCTGGAGGAATGGCTGGTAAAGTAAAACCAGCATTAACAGCGCCACCACCACCACCAATAGCAAGATCGGTAGCTGCTAAAGCTGCTTCTGTTGCACCAATAGTAGGAGCTGCACCAGCAAGTGAACCACCGCCAATAGCAAGATCGGTAGCTGTTAAAGCTGCTTCTGTTGCGCCAGCACCAGACAATGCAGCGCCTTCGACTGGTATGCCTTGACTCGCCAAATAGATAGCTGCCGCGATCTTGGCTTCTTGAGGTAAAGAATCATCAAGATCAGTTAAGCCCTCATTAACGCCACTAATGATGCCTTGACCGATGTCACCAATTTCGCTTACTACTCCACCCATATCATCTCCCTTGTCACACCTTGTTGGTGTAGATAAAAGCCTTCGATCCGTCCAATAGTGATATTTGACATTTCTCAGACCAGCCAAATGACTTGGCAAATCTTGCAAGTTTGATGTCATCCTCGCGTATCAGCGCGACGATAGGCTTCCCAATTAAATCCTCTAAAAGAGCAAAGTCCCTCTGGCAACCCTTTTTGACTTCAGACGACCATCTCTTGATGTCGATATGAAACCACAAATTACCCCTAAAGAACTCCAAGTAAAAGGTGTAATCCTCTCGGATACACACAGGTACTTTTCCCGCCCTTAATTCTTGACTCAATTCTAAGTCACCGCTTACCCATTGCGACAACATCAAATCGGTTAACGCCAACGCGCCAATCGTCTAAGACATCGCCCGTGTATCTAACCTTGACCTGTCTGGCAGCAAACCTCACATCTGTGGGTTGAGCTGCGGAATACGGTCCGTAAGTCGTCTCAGTCGCCATCGGATACATCCGAGTCTTGAAGGACACGACGACCTCGCCAAGAGTTTGCTCATCAGGAATCACCCGACGCACCGACATGATGTTGTCCCCGTTACCAATCTCGTAAGGACCAGACTCAGCGTAAGGAGTTGAGCCGTCATAGGTAAAGCCAACCTCATGCTCGTAGATGTAACCATCTGACGAAATCATCAAAGGATTGGTAAATACACCTCGATCAGTTCCAGCAGTACGAGCCAAACTGCCAATAGCCCAATGCCCTTCGCGGTAGTTGTAGACGACATAGGAGTCGTTCTCATTGCTGGCGCTAGACGGGTAAAACCAGATGATCTCGCCATACTTTGAGTTGTGTACTGCGTAGACCTTGCTTGACTGGTTGTAGTTGATGTTCTGGAATATATAGTCGCCAACATCCGACACCAAGGGCTTGACATAGCCGTCGTAGACCCAGAAGCCTGACTTAGACATCCAAATGGCTGCCGTATCAATGGCTGCTACTGCCTGTGAGGAGATCACGCCACAACCTGATCCTGCCTTCTCAAAGGAGTAGACATAAGGCAGACCGATGTATGTAGCCACATGGACATCGACATCGGTAAAGATTAGATTGATACCGCGCACGCGCTTACCGCACTTGATTGAGCCGACAGAGTTGATCTCAAAGTCACCCGCCTGATTCGTTGCGGATGGTGTCCAGACTGTGTTGTTTTCTTGGTCACACCAAGATACTTTGCGTGGATTGCCTGACGCGCCAAGTCCAAAGACAAAGCGCTCTGCCGTTGTCATCACAGCCTCGCAACCAGTTGGCGCGTTAGTGATGGCAACAGCCTTTGTTGGCGTGGTAAAGCCTAACTGCCACTCAAGGAGCTGTCCATCGGCACTAGAACACGCCACAAGATACTCGCCCCATGAGTCCATCGACCAAGTTGTCGCTGGAATGATTGCACCTAAGTCTGGACGCGCCACACCGTAGGCAGAAGAGCCGTAAGTGCCGTAGCCGTAACCAGTCTTTAGCGTTGCGTCTGTGATGCCAGATGTGAATGTCGTAGGCGTGATGTCCTTCAAGACTCCACCCTCGCTCATTGCGTAGAGCTTTGTAGGCGTGCCAGCAGCAATGTAGCGTTCATCTGAATTGGTACGCCAAGTGAGCATTCCACGGCTGACACCAGTCATCTGTGAGGTTGAGCGCTTACGCCACCCACCCCAAGGTCTCAATGTGTTCTCAAACCAACGCACAAGGTTCGAGTCATACCAGCGCCCCGCAGACTGGTACTCAGTACCGTTGCGGTAAACGCCAGCAGGGATTTTGATTGGTACGAGTGCCATAGGGTCTAATTATGCTGAAAGATTGGAGACAAAGGTAACCGTCGCAATGACTGACGGTATCGCTGGTCTTGTTGGCGTGGAGCTGGTAGCAAAGTGCTCTATGCTGACCCCTACATCTGAAGGTCTCCACATGATCTCAATATAGTCGTTTGTTTCCATGCTTACAAAGAAGTTCATGGCAGAGACCATGTGAGTTGGATCACCTGATGATTTTCTTGGACCAAGACCAAATCTAGAGTTTGAATTGTCAATGTTTGTGCCGTTCTTTTTAAACCACACATCTACATCTTGTGTATCGTTAGTGGTGTTTTTAAACTGGATGCTGAACTGGATGTTATAAATTCCAGCCTGAGACACATTCAACCTTGACGAGTTAGACAAGGTTACGCCATTGTTGAAGTCTGTTGTGTCAAAGGTTATGGCATAGGCAGTCGTCGTATTGGCTGCCGTCTGGTCTGTGCTGTCTTGGAATGCCCCGTAAGGCATATTGATAAACCTACCACCGCGAGGAGACGCAAGGGACTGCAAGGCATTGGTTAACTTTAAGAAGAAGGTGCGCAAAGCACCATTCGTCTGCGCAACAGTCAGACGGTCATACCGATCCTGCGGATTAGGCAGGTCTGGTACGGCTGGAGTCTGGAGCTGCTGGTAGAAGTTCGTCATAGAGCCTTAGCGTATTCCTCTTGACTCAACAAACCGACTGCATATTTGTTTTGCGGTCTAAAGATGGTGAGTTTCTGCCCACGCATCTCAGGTGCAAAGGAGATATGAGTCCAAGACGCATACTCGTGAATCATCTGGTCAAACTTGATACCTGCTGCCTCAATAGCCTTACAGACCTCCAAAGGACTACCAAAGCCCTTAGATGTGAAGTCGATAGCCCATCCGTCCATGTGTGAGCTGATCTTCGATCCACCCACAGCGACATTGACCTCTGGCAGACGCAACCAAGAATTGACATTGATTGGCTTGCCAAGTAACTTCCTGACCTCTTCCATGCCAGCAGCAGCCTTCTTCATGTTCTCTAACTGCTGTGGCGAAGGCTGGTTATTGATACCCAAACGGGTTGCGGTATCAGAGTGAGTTGCCTCCTCAAGACTAAAGTGTTCACTTAGTTGCATCATCTTCTCCCACAATGGCTTTTGCAATGGCTGTTGATGCCTTGCGTCCTGAGATACCGCCCATAGTGCCGACACCCATAAACGCAATGGCTTTCAAGATTTCAAGGAATACACCGTCAATCGGTGCGAGTTCTGGGTCTTGCTTCTCAAACCCGATCAGGTACAAGACACCAAACGCAATGCCTAGAACCATGATGGTGATCGACTTGACGACGAAAGCCCAGACTTGAACCTCGACCTCTTCCACCGTCAGTTGTGGACGATTAGCCCTAGCCAACATCATTTGCTTTAAGAATTCAATCATTTGCGTTTCTCCATTACCTTCTCAACAGTTCTGCCACCAAAGTAAGCCAACATGATCAGTTGACCCCACTCACCCAATAACTTCACATAAGTCTCGTTCACATTGATACTAAAAGCAGACATCATGGCGAATAAAAAATATGCGCTCAGGATCGCTATAAGGGTCATAGGACGAATATTTTTTGATAGGTAGGAGTCAGACTTCATGTCTGCTTCCCAGCGCTTTGTAACGGCTTCTAGTTCAGCCTTGGCGAAGTCTGCTTCTACTTCCGCCAGCTTCGCAGTTGCTGCTGGATCGCCAGCAATAGCCTTCGCAACGGCATCAACGCTATCAGACACGCCAAACTTACTAGCCAAAGCGGTAACAGCAGAAGCACCCAAAGGACCAGCGACAGCCATTGCCAGCGTGGGTGCGACACCCTTGAGAAGACCGAGTAGTTCATTCATTTGCTTTCCTTGAGTTCTCGTTTGAGTTTACGCAACTCCTTGATTTCCTGTTTTAACTGAGCCTTCATGTACAAAGTTTCCACATACGCCATTGAGGTT